GGATCATCAAAGAACCGTCGGCGGACCAGGTAACAAGGGTCCGCATGGGGAAAATAAGACCATCACCACCCCGCTTGAAGACCACATGCTGTGGATCTTACAAGTGGCGCGCCAGTCGGAAACCCTAGGGTTCCGGCCAGGCAGTGGTGTGGCTCGCGGGATCGCTGCAATACAGCGAGCCGCGACGGCGAAGGATTTACGAGGGAAACAGTCTGACAGGGTTCACAAACTCCGCAAGCTACGAGGTAGCTTCGAGCGAATCTTCCGGCGACGAGCTGGCGTACACGCACAACCAATGTATCGTCAGCGCGCAAAGGACATCGGCTTCTTAAAATTCCTCTCAACAATTCTCCATCAGGGACTCGGATTCATCAAAGCGGTGGCTCACCTGTGGCGCAAGGATGCGCTAGAGAACATGGGATACGTAGGAGGAGACTCAAAGGTCCCCCCTCCGCACCCAGATCCCCACATGCGAGCATTTGTCACACCGCCCCGTACGTCGTCCTTGATTAGGCGCTTTGCAGCTTCCTCACTGGCACGAGCCGTCCCCTGGAAAATGTCTCACACTTTCCAGAAGGAAATCGACAAGAAAGTCGCAGACTGGACCAAACGACCAGTCAAGGCTTCCCTTGAAGAACTCGCGAACCTCGAGCTCTTCGCGGAACGGCTGTTCAGGACTCTGAAGGAGAGGCCGCGCGCGCCTATCAACGCTTCACTTGCCCAAGAGCTAGGGTTTTACCCGACCGAGGATGACTCCCCGGCGGCACCCGCACCAGCTTCGAAGGCAAGCTACGCTACACTGGAGAAGAATGGAGGAACTCGGAAGGAATTGCTCGATAGCTACGCGAGACGTGCGTGGGACAACCTTGGAAGAGAGGCTCACCCAAGGCCAACCGCCCAAGAACTATACCACTTCTGCGAGAAGTACTTAGCCAATCGGGCCCGACAAGGAACATCGGACCTGCTTCGGCGTCGCTTCAAGCCAGTGGCAATTCAAGAGGTCGGCAAAGTGCGCGTCGCAACCGTGCACGAAGCAACGGCCACACACTTTGGGCGAGCCCTGAGCCACGAAACTGTATCCTATCTGGCACGTCATCCCTGGTTCGCTCCCGGACTGACAGGAGAAGCTGTAAAACTTCTACCTGCGAGGAGGCACGTAGGCCCCCTCCGCGTTTATAGCGCAGATCTTTCCGCGGCAACAGAGAAGATTAGCCAGGACCGGGCGCAGGCAATAGCACGAGGGATTGCCGGAGCGCTCAACTGGTCAAAGGATAAGACAGTAGCGGCTCAGTCTCTTCTAGGCCCTCAGACGTTTACACATCCGGACTTTCCGGGTCCAATCAAGACAACGAACTCGATCTTGTTGGGCCTCGGCTTCACCTGGACCATCCTGTCCGTCCTCAATGCTTACAATGCATATGACGGAGACTTTAAGGATCGGTCTTTCACAGTTTGCGGAGATGACCTGGCTGGATACTGGGACGAAGTACGAATACTCGCCTACCAGAACCAGACGACACATGCTGGACTTGAACTCAACATTGCTAAGTCATTCCGCGCCCTGAACGGTGGAGTCTTCTGTGAGGACTTGCTCAGAGCAGTCCCCACTTCTGACGGTCCGATTGTGCGAACAGCTGGGGTTGCACACATCTCACAAGCCTGCGGAGCCAGACTATCCAATCGGGGAGGAAAGAAGGGGCTTTATTCAGTTCGAGAAGGCTTAACCCGCGCCTTCGGGACTGCGTTTGGCCCCATTCGCAACTTGATCAAGGTAACACTCCGTCGCCTCAAACCGGGCGGCACAACAGCCGCACCAGTCTTCCTTGGCGGGGATGGCGGGTATACCTATTCCAAGAGCGACGCATGCAATACACGGCTACTCCTCATCTCTTACATCGAGAGAGGACCGCGTCTGACCCTGCGCGCTGCGAACGAATCCGGCTGGGCTGATCTCCAGCGGGACCTAATTTCCTCCTTCCGACCTGGTACACAAGACAGGGGAGTTCCTCTGAGCGAGGTACTCGCTGCGGCACGCGCGGCATACAGCCGGTCAGACTTAACCAGACCGGTAGTAAAGCCCGTAGAAAAGCATCCTCGAGTTCTTCTTGCAGAAAACCGCAAGAGGATCCGTCATGGGAGGCACATCCTACGTGGCACCGTCAAAGATCTTATTGAAAAGATCCGCTCCTGTCCGTTCTTGACACACCAGGGGAAACGTCTCCTGTCCAGACCGTATCTCCCTACCCTCTTAAATTCAAAACCCGTGGGGAAGTCGATCCGACGACTAACCACCCTTGTCACTCGTCACCAAGTCGATCCATTAATCGACCCGGCAGACGCGGCGGTTGTGCTTCACGACTACGGACTAGAACCCGTTGAGACTCAAACTCTCGGGATCAGTCGACCGTGGGGTTTCCAGGTCCAGGCTTACCGCAAAGGAATGCGCGGTTTCCGCACTGGCCTGTCCGCCAAAAGGAGGGCCATTCACTGAGCCCC